CTGGTTCCGAATACGCAGCCGATCACAATTGGTCCTGGAGCGCAGTTCAATATGAACCAACGACCAGTAGAAATCATGAGCATGTCGCTTATCTTGAATGGGACTACTCCCGCAGAGGTGGAAATCCCAATCAATGTGCGCGATGACGCTTGGTGGGCAGACCAGAGGGTAAAGAACCTGACATCTACCCTGCCGACCGATTGTTACTATTCCCCCGATTGGCCGAATGGGAACCTGTATCTATGGCCGGTTCCAACACAGGTAAACGATATTCGCATTGAATCGCGCGTGGTGCTGACCGAAATCGCCAGCATGGCACAGGCGTTCTCTATGCCTCCCGGCTATTGGGACGGCATTGTTTATTCGCTGGCGGAAAGCCTCTGCCCGATGTTTGAGCGGTCGGCAACCCCTGACCTGATACGGCTGAAGACTGAAGCAATCCGGGATATTCAGTCGAACAATATCCAATCCCCACGCGGCACTACGGGCGATGCCGGAATGCCTGGAGTAGGACGCAGGGGAGACTTTAACTATGTAAGCGGGATGCCGAACTAAATGCGCTTCGGATTCGTAGGCGGAAGTTACACCGCGCAATCTGGGGCTGTGGCGGACGAAGAGGCGATCAACCTCTATGCCGAGACGAACGAATCAGGCGGCCCGTTCACTCTCGGACAAGCCTACGGCGGGCGTGAGGCGGGAACGGTCAAAAGCTACTTCGGTACGCCTGGATTGTCGGTATTCTCGCAACTCCCAGCAGGGCCGGTACGAGCGCAACTGGAAATCAATGGACGCGCCTTTGCTGTGGGAGACACGCAGTTATATGAAATCAACTCCGATGGAACAAATACAGCGCGTGGGAAGGTGGTCACTGACGGGAATCCAGCTTCCATATGCGCCAACAGCATTCAACTGCTGATCGTTTCAGGCGGACATGCCTATTGCTTTACGTTGGCAACAAATGTCTTGGTCGAAGTGACTGGCCAGCTTGCAGGGGTTCCCATTCAGTGTGACTGTTCCGACACGTTTGGCGTGGTGATGTTCCAGAACAGCAATAAATTCCAGATTTCCCAAGTTTTGGATTTTTCAACATGGCCTGGGCAGTTGGTGAATGAAGTCTCCGTATTCGCTGAGAATATCGTTTCCATTATTGTGAACCACCGCGAACTATGGGTATTTGGTTCGAAACGCTCTCAGCCCTATCAGGACACCGGAAGCGCCGAAGTCTTCGACGTCATTGCGGGAACGCTGATTGAAAGCGGCTGTGCAGCTACGTTCTCAGTATGCCGACTGGATAATTCGGTGTTCTGGATTGAGCAGGATGAGCGCGGAGCTGTGACGGCGAGAAGGAGCAGCGGATACACGCCGGTCAGGATTTCGACCCATGCGGTTGAGGTATGGCTGGCGCAGCAAGCAAACCTATCGCAGCTCGTTTCTTATAGCTATCAGGATCGCGGCCATCTGTTCTGGGTGTTATATGTGCCGGATTCGGACTGTAATTGGGTCTATGACGTAGGCGAAAACCTCTGGCATAAGAGGGCAACATGGATCGAAAACACAGCAACCTGGGTTCCGCACTATAGCTGGAACCACATTTACGCTTTCGGCAAGCATCTGGTGGGCGATTGGAACTCAGGAAACATTTACCAGTTGAGTTTCGACAACCTGACCGACAATGGAACGCTGATTCGCAGAGTCAGGCGATCACCCACAGTTACTGATGAAAAGAAATGGATCTACCATGCACAGTTGACGGTAGATTTCGAAACTGGCTTAGGTCCGCAACCCCCCTTGACCGATGGAAATGGGAATCCGCGTCAGCCACAGGCCATGCTGCGCTGGAGCAACGACCGTGGCAGAACATGGTCGAACATCCATACGCGAGACTGCGGCTTTGCTGGGGAATATGGCAAGCGGGTCGTGTGGATGCGCTTAGGCCGCAGTCGCAATCGTGTCTATGAGCTATCTATGACGGACCCCGTGGTTTGGGTCGTAGTGGACGCTTATCTTGAGGCTGCCTGATGGCCCAGAAGCCGACATTCACGGCCCTTCAGGAGCCAGCGATTGACCCTAAGACAGGCCGTTGGAACTGGACTTGGCTGAAGTTGATTCAGCAGTGGATGCAGCAACTGGCTGGGGGATTCGATTCCAACGGGAACCTCGTCAGCAACCTTGAACCCACTGTAGGAATCGTGGGAAGAAGCGCCGATATCGGCACGATTCTTGGCGAAATCGACGATACGGGTGTTGTCAAGCCTGCTGGATTACCAGCAGCCAGTCCAACCCAGCAAGGAGCGGTCAAGCTCGCCGCTGGCTCGATAGGAAACACGCTTGGCAGTGCGTCAATGCAGCCAAGCACGGCGTTTGATGCTTCAGGTGCTGCTGCCGGGGCACAAACAGCAGCAGAGGCGCATGCGGATGCGGTAGCAGCGACAGCGCAGAGCAATGCAGAGATGTTTGCCGCCAATGCGATCAATACAGCTTTCGCGCCGGGGATCAGTGTGACGATCGCCACGGCAGCGCTGACTGGCACAGGCGCACAGGGAAGCATGACCTTCACGAATGGTCTTCTAACGGCACAGACGCAGGCTACCTAAATGGAAATCCGCAAAGTCAGCACCGCCGAAATTCTGACCACGGCCCTGCTCGATGCTTACGCCAAGGAGTGCTCTTTACCGGAAATCGGAGAGATCAATCCACAAGCGGATATGTATTCCCACATGGAGCGCATGCGGGTGTGTCAGTGCTTCGCCGCCTTCGTTGATCGCAGGATCATCGGCTTTGCTTCCGTCCTGACCTCGGTATTGCCTCACTATGGGCGCAAGGTGGCCACGATGGAAAGCCTGTTCGTAGCGAAGGAACACAGGAACAGCGATGCGGGCAAAGAACTCATGCGAGCGGTCGAGGAATATGCCAAAGCGGAGAGATGTAACGCAATTCTGTATTCCGCGCCTGCTGGTGGGAAGCTCGAAAAGCTGCTGACGCTGAAGCAGGGCTATAGGCACTCGAATACGGTGTTTTGCAAGGCGCTATCGTGAGTCTCGCGGTTGCGACTCCAATCCTTCCTGCTACAGACGATTTGACCCTTGGAAAGCTATTTGCGGTCCAACACGAACTACTGAGGCGGGAACAGGCGGAAATTCCAACAGATCACTTATTACACGCGGGGATGTATTTCCGCACGATCACCCTTGCTCCAACGCAGTACGTCATGGGGGCGCTGATGAAGGTCCCAACGGTGGTCACAGTGATTGGAACCGCCAAAGTCTACACCGGCGAGTGGTCGGAGGTTCGAGGATATGCGGTTATTCCGGCCAGAGCTGGCAGAAAGCAGATTTTCGTGGCCCTAAGCGCCGTGATTGTGACTATGGCGTTCCCTACAAATGCAAAGACGGTTGCGCAGGCCGAGGCTGAATTCACAGAGGAGCATGAGCTTTTGTTATCGCGGTCACAGGACATGAATACGGTACGGATCACTGGAGAATAAGGGATGAGTGGTGCGATTTCAGCCGGGACACTGGCGACAATTGCGGGAGTCGGGGCAGCAGGAAGCATTGGCGGGGCGCTTATCTCATCCAATGCGGCTGGGAATGCTGCCAGCACGCAGGCGCAGGCGGCAAATAATGCGGCGAATCTCCAGTATCAGGCTTCCCAGAATGCACTCGGCTTTCAGGAGCAGCAGTACAACCAGAACCAGCAGAATCTCGCGCCGTGGTTGCAATCGGGCGCAAGTTCTCTCACCAACCTCGATTATCTGCTCGGTCTGGGCCAGCCCTCTTCGACGACTCCCGGCGCATCTTCTGGTGGCACAAATCCTATCCTGATCGGCGGCAACCCTCTGCCCGGCGGTTCCACAGGCATGACGCCTATTCCAGGAACCGGAGCCACTGCACCCAGCCCGATCAATCTAACCTCTACGCCGAACACGAATCTCGGGGCGTTTGGGTCGCTGATGCAGGCGTATCCCGGTGGGCAGTTCCAAGCCCCGACAGAGCAGCAGTTCGAGCAGAGCGATCCCGGCTATCAGGCGAGGCTGAAACTCGGGTTGCAGGCAGAGGAGCAGTCTGCTGCGGCAAGGGGTAATGTGCTGACCGGGGGAACGCTACAGGCAGAAAACCAGCTTGCTCAGGACTACGCCTCCAATGAATACAACAATGCGTATAACCGGGCCTACAACACTTATTCCTCCAACTACAACCAGTTCCAGCAGCAGCAGGCCAACCAGTTCAACCGGCTCGCTTCTCTGGCTGGTGTAGGACAGCAAACGGCTTCCACTCTCGGGACGCTGGGCCAGAACGCAGCGAATACCGCATCCAACACGATTCTCGGCACAGCGGCCAATATGGGGCAGCAGTACAACAACGCAGCCGCCGCGAATGCTTCAGGCATGGTTGCCAGTGGAAATGATTGGGGAGGTGCACTCAGTGGTTCGACCGGCAATTTTAGCAACCTCTTGCTGCTATCGACGCTAAAGGGTATGAACGGTGGAGCTTATGGGTCGGGATTGTTCAACACGCCTAACGAATTGAGTGGAGGTTACTAAATTGGCTTCAATACCGCTTCCGGCACTCGATTCTAAGGTTCCACAGCAACCGGATTTGCTGGAGAACTATTCACGGCTAGCGCAGCTCAACAACATGCTGCAGAATGCGCCATTGCAGCGCCAGGCGCTGGAACAGCAGGTGCAGGGTGGGCAGCTAGAGAACCAGATGCGGCAGCGAGACTTAGCCGCAAGCCAAGCTATCAATGATGCCTACAAGAATGCTGTGAGCACCGACGCGAACGGAAGATTAACGTTCGATGAAAGCAAAATGCAGAACTCGCTCATGAGTGGGCCAGCAGCATACAAGACTCCGGAGGTAATGGAGGGGCTTACTAAGTTCAAAAAGGCACAGGTAGACCTGCAAAACTCCCAACAAGACTTGCAGGGCAAGTTGCAGGATATGATCGGAAACGCCGCCGCCGCAATCAAGGCGTCTGGCTATGACCCAAACGTTGCGCATGCCATACTCGATTCGTCTCTGGCGAATCCAGCGATGGCTAACAGCCCACAGGTGCAACAGATTCGGTCGATGATCGACAATCCACAGTCATTGAAGCAGTGGACTGATATGCAGATTGCGCAGTCTCCCGCCCAGCAGAAGTTGCAGAATGCCAAGGATGTGGCGACTATCCGATCGCAGACGCCAGAAATGCAGCAGATGGATAGCTGGCTCCGGGAGAACCCCGACAAGACGCCCGCAGACTACAAGCAGCACCTGACTGACATGCAGACGAACGCTGACATCAAGCGCGAAACCGATCCCCGCGTGATGGCCGCGAAGTCGGCTCTTGCTTATAGGGAAGCCGCAGCACGTCAGGCCCTCTCCCAGGGCGATCCCAACGCGGCCGGTCAACTGATGGCTAACGGCGACCTCACTCTGGGTGAGTTGAAAACTCGCGGGGCCACCCCTGACTTTATCGCAAAGGCGACATTGGCGGCCAAGCGATTTGATCCTAATTACAACCCGCAAGAGGCAGAAGCCCAGCTCGCGGTTGCCAAGTCCCCGGCAAATGTGGCTTTCTTTGGCTCCGCCAAGTCGCTTACAGACAAGGGCGGGACGCTGGATCAGTTGGAGCAGGCAGCGAAGGACATCCCACAAGGGCAATTCCCTAAGCTTAACAGTCTTGCGGATTGGGAAAAAGCTGCTACGGGCAGCGGTCCAATCGCCAAGTATGCATCTCTGGCCTTGGGTGTAGCTGACGACTATTCGAAGGTCATGGGTGGCGGCCAAGGGAGTGATGCATCGCGTGCTCAGGCTCTCAACCTAGTCGGCGCTAGCCAAAGTCCACAACAGCGAGCCGCCTCTATTGAGGGCATCCGTGGTGCTGTCAGTTCCCAGACTAACTCCCGCATTGGCAATAACGCAGTGATGAAGCGCATGTATGGCGATATCGGAGGTTCCTCTGCCGGTATTTCCGTTGGGAGCGTCATCACCCAGAACGGCCATCGCTACAAGGTGACAGCGATAGATAAAAATGGCAAGCCAACTGCTGCAGACCCCTTATAAAAAGCAAAAGCCCCGCGTCAACGGGGCTTCACTGAAAGGACATTAATGAACGGAACCCGTCACGATCCCATGCGCATCCAGTATATGGCGCGGGAGGTAGAAATGTACAGCCTTACGAGAAGCGAAATAGTTGCTTTGCGATCCAGCGACGGCGCATTGGATAGCTGTCTCGCCTCGGCCTCTGCCGGGGGGCTGATTGGAACGCTGATCGCCCTATTTACCGGGCAGATGAGTACTCTGGTTCACGGTTCGTTTGTTGCTGCGGCGATCACGACTGGATTCTTCACTCTATTTTTTGGAGTCAGAACCCACCTGGTTCGCAAAGAAGGCGAAAGGTCTCTCGCTGCCCTACTCCGCGATTCCGAAAATAACGTGCGCACCATGAGTCGCCGTCCTGGAGCCTAATGGCGCCGCCCGCATTCGACCCTAACGCTGCATATTCGGTTCCCGCGTTCGATCCTAATGGGTCGTTCCAAGCGGAAGGTGCAACATCGGCCCAGCCTCCAGCGCAGCCCGCAAAGCCCGCATATGCTGGCTTCACCCCCAGCAATATCCTCAGCAATGTTGGGCAGGGTCTGAAGGATTTGGGCAAGGGCACGATACAAACTCTCAGTGACATTGGCGGCGTTGTTCTGCCGCAATCGATGGGCGGCGACCCGATCAATAACCTGCAGCTAGTGCACCACATCGTTGGCCCAATGAATGCGCAGGCGGCACAGGCGCGTCAGGACTTTGCGCATGGCGACAAGGTTGCAGGGTATCAGCATGCCATTGCATCAGGCGTTCCAGTGGTCGGGCCTTGGTACTCAGGTCTTACCGATCAGGCCGCATCGGGGGATATTGGCGGGGCGCTCGCGAAGGGCGCAACTCAGGTACTTGCACCGAAGGCTGTGGCGGAAGCGGTTCCTGTGGCGATCCGCAAAACGCAACAGGCGGCATTGCTGGGTAAGACGCCTGAAGCGTTATACGAAAGCGCGCTCAAGCCATCGACCACGATGAGCACTGCCGACCGAGCTGCAATCGTGAAGACCGGACTCCAGAATGAGATTCCGGTCAGTAAAGAGGGGGCGGCGAAGCTGGGCGATCTCATCGAAGACTACAACCAAAAAATTAAGGACGTCATCAGTTCTGATCCGACAAGGCCGATTGATCCCAACAAGGTGGCTACTCGCGCCGATATCGCAAAAGCAAAATTCAACAATCAGGTGAATGCACAGCCAGACCTTGACGCTATCGAAGCGTCTCGCCAGCAGTTCCTCAAGGAACAAGGAGCAAAGCCTGCTATCCCGCCACATCCTACGGGAATTTTGGATGCACAAGGTAACCCGATCATGACTCCTGAGCGTCCTGCCACTCCAGCGCAACCAATGAATGCTGCGGATGCGCAGGCGATGAAACAGGGAACCTATCGCGTATTGGCGGGCAAGTATGGAGAACAGGGTAGCGCAGCAGTGGAGGCCCAGAAGGCACTCGCACGTGGCCTGAAAGAGGAAATTGCCAATCAGTTCCCAGAGATCAACGGCCTCAATGCGGCGGAATCGAAACTGCTTGATCTTCAGCCGGTATTAGAGAGAGCCGTAAATCGAATAGCGAATCACCAAACTATCGGTATCGGAACACCTGTGGCTGGGGCGGCTGCTAAAGCAGTTACTGGTAGTGGCGGGGCCGGGTTGGTGGCAAGCGTGCTCAAGTCGGTTGTAGATAACCCGACCGTTAAATCCCGCCTAGCTATTGCGGTGAGCAAGGGGGCAAAGATTCCGTATGGTCAAGCTGCCGCTCGTGTTCAAGCCTACTCAACTGCTCTTGGATCAGCCGTTGGCGGTTCTCAGGCGTATTCGAACGCCGGCAATCCCAATCAATCCAACGTATCACAGCCTTGACGACGATATAGCTGAACACATAACCAAGGATGATTGTTAGCAGGATGCCTTCAAGCATGGCTTACTTCTCCTGTGTCGTATCTTCCATACGCGTCACGAAGAACTTGTGCTTTTTGTGTTTGCCATCCTCGATGTAGGCGCGGTTCCCATCGATGTAGAAGCTCACGGGCTCGTTGACGGTAAGCAAAAGGTAATTTCTACCCGTTATTTCGACCAACGTAAGCCGTCGCTCTGGGGTTTCGAGCACAATCGTATTTACGGCTCGCAGGATAGGCACACCTATCGCTGTTCCTGATGCGTAATTGGCGGTTCCGCTAGCAGATGCGGTTGCAATCGACCCGCCATTATAAGCTCCGACATTCTGTGAGATCACTTTAGCTGTTTGAAGTGGATGCCCAGCCGCGAATGCGGGCATGACAAACAGCAAACTCAGCACTAACGCTTTCATAGCACTCACCTATTGGGGAGTCAGTCTACAACGTCCCACGTGAAACAAAAGGCGAAAGATAGAAATTTATTTCACGATGCCACGTTTCTGGTGCCAAGGGACGGCGTGGTAACACTTCTGGCTGCAGTATTTGCCAGATGAGTCGGGACGCTTACGAAATTCGATACCACAGGTAAGGCATATCTTCGGCGGGATCGAATTGCTCCGATTGCGTATTTGCTCTGTGGAGGTCGCCCAGCGGCAGTTATTTGGTTCGTAGTTACCGTTGTTGTCAATTCGGTCAATGCTGTGCCTAGGAGATGGCTTTCTGCCCATGTCGGCAAGGAAGTTCTCATAGTTCAGCCAGCGGTCGCAAATCATAATTCCGCGACCGCCATAATACCTGAACATATTGCTTTTCGGTTGCAGGCAGCGCTTTTTGATGCCAGCCCACGTTCGATATTCAGGCGAGTATCCGGCCCTTCTGGATTCGCCGTGAATAGCAGGACGCCCCTTTGCTGCTTCCCGTTGTAGGCAGCCGCAGCTCTTGCTTTTCCCAGATAGCAGCGCCGAAGCCCATACGTCCCATTCTGTCCCGCATTGGCACCGACACCGCCATTTTCCAGCCTTCGGATTAGGGCTAACTGCCCTAGCCAAAACAGTAATGCGCCCAAAGACCCGCCCCACATGATTGGCAAACGGTCGCCCCATGGAGGTTACCTTTCAGTGAATAGGAAATTAGCACTCTGCGCCCTGCTGTGGGCTACGACGGTACTCAGTCAGACCAGTGTAACGCCAGTAGTACTTTCTCGCCAGACATTTTTTGACAATTCCGGCGTGGCGTGTGCCCTGTGCTCGCTCTACAGCTATCAGGCTGGGACTAGTACCCCGTTGGCCACATTTACGGATAGTTCCGGGTCTACTCAGAACACCAACCCGATCATCCTCGATGCAGCAGGAGGGGCGAACATCTGGGTTGGAACCACGCAAGCCTATAAGTTTGTGCTGGTTAGCGCAACCGGATCAACCATCTGGACGGTCGATAACGTCAAATCGAATTCGGGCGCTTTGCCGTGTATTTCCCCGTATGCAGTGCAGTTTGCCAACAGTTCTGGGAACGCTTTCGCCTGCGATTCGACGATCACCATCAACCCTACTTCCCATGCCCTGATGGTGGGCGGGGCGATCAGCGGGCCTTCGTTCAGCCTGCGCAATCTGAGCACAATCCCTTCCTCATGGACGTTGGATGTGACGACACCAGCCACGGCGCTAGCTAGTTTTGGGGCGATTCCGCTGGCGAACATGGCATCTCAGGCTGCCGACACCGTTGTGATGAATGCCACGGGATCAAGTGCAGCGCCCACGGCAGTTGGGATGCCTTCCGGCTGTACTACCGGCGTAAATTACAACACCGCAACGCACACATGGAACTGCACCAGCTCGACGATTTCCCTGGGAAATATCGTGTCCCAAGGCGCAGACACGGTGGTGATGAATGC